GTTTGTTTGCGTGTTTATTTATAAAATTTAATACTATACTATCCTTTGATTCTTTCGTTTTGGCGTGCGCCCATAACCATAGAAATGAAGACTCTAAATTGGAGAGTTCACTGCGCTTTAATGTAAGAATTTCCATTATGTTGTCCAAATCTTCGGGCTCAATATCCACATCTATCTTTAACTCTAAACATATCAAATAGAGACCTAGCAAATTATTGTCCGCGTATGCTTCTTTAGCCCTAATATACACATCCAGGTATTCTTCTGAATCAGATTTGTCCGGGTGCGTTATTTTCACAATGTCACGATATATTTTCTTTAACTTCCCTTTGGTGCGTTCATCTACGTTCTTGATTTTAGGTTCTTTAGCGGGTTTTTCTTCTGGTTCGGTAGGTACCTCGGGTTCCGGATCTACTATACCCAACTCAACCTTCATATCCTCGATAGACTGTAAAAATTCACCACGGTTGGATTCAATAACTTCTTGCTTGTATTCATCATCAACCATCAAGTAATTGTATTCCTGTAACAGTCGCTTAACCTCTAGTTGTTTAATTCTATCGCTCATATGTCCATAAATATTAATTAGGCTTATATCCTGCAATATTTATAAACAGTAAATATTAAAATATAAAACACTAAATGGCAAAAATACTCGACAAAACCGATATTTTATCACTTAACACTATCCGACCATACCACGTATCTCAATCAATTGATGCATTCACAGGTGTAGAAGCATACGATATAACATTATCCGGTTCATTTACATTAACAGGTTCTCTAGCCATAAATGGTTTATCAAGTGCGGCTCAATCAAACGTATTAACTATAGACACTACAACCGGTAAAATACACTATACAGCATCTAGTGCTATTACAGGAAGTGGAGGTGGAGGTGGAACACCCGCTGGAAATAATTACGAAATACAATTCAATAGTGGTAGTAAATTTGGAGCATCAGGTTCCTTTACATACAACTATAACTTAAATAGTTTTGCACAAGGTTACAATGTTTTAGCATCTGGTTCATATTCACACGCAGAGGGTGCTGTAACCATATCTGATGGTGAATATTCACATGCTGAAGGTAATGGTACCACATCCCCCGGATTTGCTTCACATGCTGAAGGAGATAGTACTTCATCCACAGGTTTAAGTTCACATGCCGAAGGTGCAAATACCACATCTCATGGAGATTTATCACATTCCGAGGGTAGAGAAACTATATCTTCTGGTTCCCACTCACACTCTGAAGGTAGATTAACAATATCTAGCGGTAGTTATTCACATGCTGAAGGATCTAGCTCAATATCTATTGGATTTGCTTCACACGCCGAAGGATATAACACAACATCTAGTGGTGATTACTCACACTCAGAGGGGCAATTAACAATATCCTCCGCTCAAGGATCTCACGCTGAAGGTTATTCAACAATAACATCTGGCCAACATTCTCATTCAGAAGGTTATTATACAACAGCATCTGGATTTGCTTCACATGCTGAAGGTTATTATACTATTTCTTCTGGTCAAGAGTCTCATGCAGAAGGTAATGCTACAATAGCATCTGGTCAATTTTCACACGCAGAAGGTAATGCAACATCAGCATCTGGATTTGCTTCACATGCTGAAGGTTATTTTACAACAGCCGCTGCAAATTATTCTCACGCAGAAGGATGGAATACTGTATCATCAGGTATATATCAACACGTACAAGGTCAATTTAATATATCTTCATCTACTCAATCAGCATTCATCATAGGTAATGGTGCCAATGCATCGAATAGATCAAACTTAGTATTTGCATCTGGATCTACATTCCAGGTAACTGGCTCACTTAATATATCTGGTTCAACATTAATTAATGGTAACACTACAATAACTGGTTCCCTTAACGTATCCGGTTCAACAATATTAACGGGCTCACTTAATGTATCTGGTTCAACTATAGTAACTGGTTCCCTTAACATATCTGGCTCAACTACAATAACGGGCTCAATCAATGTGTCCGGTTCAACATTAATAACGGGCTCTCTTAACGTATCTGGTTCAACAGTATTAACTGGTTCACTCAATGTATCCGGTTCAACATTAATTAATGGTAACACTACAATAACCGGCTCGCTTAACGTATCTGGTTCTGTATTTCATAGTACACGAACTGTAGACACAACATATACTGTTAGTGGCGGAAATATCCCACCCGTAGATAGTACTGATTATATGATATTTATGTTAGCCCCACCACTAAGTGTAGGTGAGGCTAATGGTATAAAATTACCATCGGCCTCGCTGAATAGAGGTAGAATAATATATATGCAAATGATAACATATGATGGTGCACCAATAACAGTATCCAGTGTTGCTGGAAATATTAATGGATCATCTACATATACATTCCCTTCTACATTATATGCTAAAAGAATGTTTGTCTCCAACGGATCTAATTGGTATGTTGAACCAACAACAATAGCTTAAATTTAAATAAATAAAATAAAACGTTATGTCAAATCAAATTTTAACACAAGAAGAACAAGACACATTCATTTCCATTCAAACACAAACATCCGAGTTAATACAGGAGTTGGGTGAAATTGAATTAATTAAAATCCAATTAGAAGGTAGAACACAATCCGCTAAATCTAAATTAACAGAAATAAGTAATTTAGAGCAATCAAATAACCAAAAATTATTCGAAAAATACGGAAACGTATCAATTAGCGTAGAGAATTGGGAAGTAATCAAAATAGATTGATTTATACCACCACTTTAGATATTTATAAATAAAAATATATAACATATAATATGCCCCCAACTACAATCATATCACCAGGAGTATCCGTTACTGTAAATAACCAATCACAAACCACTCAACTACCAATACAGGCGGGAGCTGCCATAATAGGACCCACAGTTAAAGGTAAAGTAGGAATACCAACCATAGTTACAACATATAGCGAATATGAAAACATGTATGGCACTACATTCAAAAGTGGAAGTCAAATGTATTCCTACTTAACATCGGTTTCAGCTTACAATTATTTTAATAGAGGTGGAACTTCATTACTTGTAACTAGAGTAGTTAGTGGTTCATTTTCTTCCGCTACAGCATCTATCCAATCATCAATAGCAGCAACGTCAGCTTCAGCCAACATAAGTATGGTACAGATATCAGCGAGTGTTGCATCAAATGCTACAGATGGATCAAATTCATTTACTGTAAACGGAATCACGTTTTACTTCACTGGATCGAATGTAGCAAATACCAACACTATAATATACGTTAACACTTCATCATTTGCTGCTTCAACCCCTGCAAATTATGCAGCTACTTCATCTGCAATATTTGCATATAGTAGTTCATTATCACCATATAATGCAACCTTAAATACTATTTCATCTAGTTATGCATCAACTAATATTAAATTAACTTATACTGGTTCAAATGGTTTAGTAGGTAATGCAAATACTTATATTACAGGTAGTACATTATATCCATTCTCAAATCTTCAAAATTTCACTGGTGGTACAAACACAACTTCATTCACACTAGCTACACTATCTGAAGGATTAATAATGAATAGTGATGGTACGGAATTTAGGAATGGTAGTTTAGCAAATGGAACCGTAGATAATTTAAGATACCAAATTTCACAATACAACCCAATTAACGGTACATTTACATTACTTATAAGACAAGGAAATGATATTACTAATTCACCATCCGTACTAGAGACATGGACGAATTTATCACTAGACCCAATATCACCAAACTACATTGAAAAAATAATCGGAAACCAGCAAGAAATAGTACAATCAGATTCAGGAGAGTATTACGTAAATTTAACTGGAACATACCAAAATAAATCAAAATACATACGAATCAACTCAGTAAATTTACCCACACCAGAATACTTAGATAATTCGAGTGTAGCGAAACCACAATATACAGGTTCAATCCCATATTTAAATAGAGGTAATTTCGGTGGAGCAATAGGAAGTAATATTTCCGCTACTGCTGGAAATTATTACGAAAACATATCAGATTTAAATACACAAGGTTTACCTGCATCTGCATATACTGAATCAATATCACTATTAGCAAATAAAGATGCATTCAAATACAATTTTATAACTACACCAGGTTTAGTAGCAGACGGAGCTAATTTCCCTTCACATTACTCGGTAATTACATCATTAATATCTATGGTTCAAACCAGAGGAGATTCAATGACTGTAGTAGATGTAGTAGGTAAAGGAGCTAATATATCAACTGTTACCTCAAATGCAACCGCAATAGATAACTCATATGTCGCAACGTATTGGCCTTGGCTACAAACAGTTGATCCTACTTCAGGTCAACAAATTTGGACTCCACCATCTACACTTATTCCCGGAGTATATGCTTTTACTGACACAACTACTGCGCCTTGGTTTGCCCCTGCTGGCACAAATAGGGGGGTATTAAGCAATGTAATTTCTGCTGAACGTATATTGACTCAAGGTAATCGCGATTCATTATACAGTACTAATGTCAATCCAATAGCTACATATACCGTATCTGGAATAGTAGTATTTGGACAGAAAACATTACAGAAAAAAGCAGATGCACTAGATAGAGTAAACGTTAGACGTTTGTTAATTGATTTAACATCATATATTTCCCAAGTAGCAAATAATTTAGTATTTGAACAAAATACAACAGCAACACGAAATGAATTTCTATCTCAAGTTAACCCATATTTACAATCAGTTCAAATTAGAGAAGGTTTAGACGAATTCAATGTAGTAATGGATGAAACAAATAATACACCTACTACTATAGACAATAATCAATTGATAGGTCAAATATATCTTAAACCAACCAAATCAATTGAATTTATCCTACTAGAATTCAATATATCACCATCCGGAGCTATTATAGGATAATATAAATCGATTTTAATACAAACATATAATATTTATAATTAAACCCAAATTAAAACTATGTCAAATTTCCCAACATCTCCAGGTGTATCATTAAACGAAATAGATAATACATATCTATCTGGACAACCTGTTCAAGTAGGAGCCGCAATAATAGGACCTACAGTTAAAGGCCCTGTTGAAATACCAACTGTGGTTTCATCTTACTCTGAATACCAAAATGTATTCGGTGACACATTCATTAGTGGTAGTGATAATTATTCATTTTTAACATCTATTGCAGCATATAATTACTTCAATTATGGAGGTAAATCGCTATTGGTTGCTAGAGTAGTAAGTGGATCTTACACACCAGCTACTTCATCAATAGTAGCTACAGGTTCTGCAGCATTAGATGCTAATGGGTATGTATCTTCTTCATATACAGGACCAAACGCATTTGTTTTAGAGACTATATCAGCAGGTACTATCGTTAACAATAACATTACAGGTAGTGCAAATGGTATATTAACTAGTGGTACTAAAGATAACATTAGATTTGAAATTACTTCCCCTTCCACAGGTTCAGGTACATTTAATTTATTAGTTAGACAAGGTAATGATGTATCAAATAAAAAAATTATTTTAGAGTCATTCAATAATGTTAGCTTAGATCCACTTTCATCAAATTATATTTCTAAAGTAATAGGTAATCAAGTTGCTGCATATAATTCATCTACTAATCAAGTAGAAACATCAGGTGAATATCCAAACAATTCAAGATATATTCGTGTAAAGGCAGTTAATGTTACTACACCAAACTATTTCGATGCTAATGGTACTCCACAATCACAATATACTGCATCAATCCCGGCAGCATTAAATGGTGTATTTGGTGATGCTACTGGTACTATTAAAGGTGGTGCTAATTTTTACAACACAATATCTACACAAACACAAGGTTTAGTAGCAGATAACTACACAAACATGGTTAACTTGTTATCTAATGCTCAAGCATATAAATTTAACATTTTATCTACACCAGGTTTATTGAACGAATCAACAGGGCATACAGCAATCATCTCTTCAATCATCAACAACACACAATTGAGAGGAGATAGCATTTATGTTATGGATTTAACAGAATACGCTTCCCCATTAACAACAGCAGTTACTCAAGCACAAAGTAGAGATACTTCATTCGCTGCTACTTACTGGCCATGGGTTAATATAGTAGACCCAGGAACTGGAAAACAAATTTGGATCCCAGCATCAACTTTAATTCCAGGTGTATATGCAAATAACGATAAGATTGCAGCTCCATGGTTCGCACCAGCGGGAATAAACAGAGGTGGATTAAGTAATGTACTTCAAGCAAAAAGTAAATTATCTGAAGCACAAAAAACACAATTATATAACAGTAACATCAACCCATTAGCAACAATGCCTAGATATGGTGTAGTAGCATTTGGACAAAAAACATTACAAAAAGGTACATCTGCGTTAGATAGAGTAAACGTTAGACGTTTATTAATTGAATTAAAAACATTCATTTCACAAGTAGCAGATACTATTGTATTTGAGCAAAACACATTAGCTACAAGAAATAACTTTACTTCTCGTGTAAACCCATATTTGGAAACAATCCAACAAAAACAAGGTTTATATGCATTTAAAGTAGTAATGGATGATACAAATAATGGACCTGATGTAATAGATAGAAACCAATTAGTAGGTCAAATCTATATCCAACCATCACGTACAGTTGAATATATTTCACTTGATTTTATATTAATGCCTACAGGAGCACAATTTCCGGGTTAATTAAAATAACACATATATTAAAAAATAGGGGGCGATTATTCGCCCCCTTTATATTTCCAAACATATTTAATATTTCCACAATCCCATATTCGTTTATAGCCATTACCCATCATATTTTCGTATTCGGTTAAATTCTCATCAAATACATCTAACAGTTTATTTAATTTATGCTTTTGGCAAGTCATACGACTTAATATTTTATGTTGCTTCCAATATATATAAGATGGAGAGGTATTTGCAATAAAATCAAATCCTAACCCTTCATATAGTTTACCGGTAAAAAATCTCCTATCGGCAAAGCTAACTATATCTAGATTTTCAACATTGCAATATCTATTAAAGTATTTAAATAATTTAGATGCCCCACCGATCACATTAGTATATAGTTTATTGCAAAAACGTACCATCTCTAATTCATTCGAATTCTTCTTAAATCGATTTCTTCCGAACGTCATTAACGATACTAATTCATCCCCGTAATACAATCCTACCGAAGTAGATGCGTGCGTGTACCCCTGGATATGATTATCATCTAAAAATGAACGAATCAATTTAGTATCCTCTATTTCCTTAATTGTACATTTACGAGCATATATTTTATCAATATTTAACCCCATACGATTTAATAGAATGGACTTAACAATAGGCTTTTTATACAACCACTCAAAATCCATAACATGGATTAAATCAATACCAGCATCAATGCATTTTTCAGTTTTATACAGATGGTAATCCCTATATTTACCCATCGATTCAGAATGCCAATATGCTCCATTAACTTCAATAGCTAAATTCATGCTGGGGATGTACATATCAATTTCATGTTTGTTAGGTAAAATATCTCTTCTATTACCGTGTATATATTCTATCCCAATATATTCTGCTATATAGTGCATTATTTCATCTTCAATTAAGGAATACCCCATATAACTAGAACATTTACATGTGGGGAGATATCCATTACATAATTGAACAAAAGATGTTTTCTCGCATTTAAGACACTTAAACCCGAATGTATTCTGGAATGCATGCCCTAATTTATTCTCCATTAAATGCTCAGCATCAAATAGTGGTTCCATCAATGTAACCTTACAATACGCTAATATCTTTTCAAATTTAATATCAACAAAATTAGTTCTATCAATTACCCTCCCCTTCAACGCAGCAGATACTTTTTGAGCTATTTCCGGGTTACTTATAGCTACCTCACTACCATATCTCTCAATCATGGTATCAATTGATTTCTGCTTAAATTCTGGTACTAAAAATGGATTTTCCACCCCATATTTATCTTTAAGATTTTTCTTATATGTTTCCTGCACTTGGGGGCTACGAAATGCTATCTCATCTCCATATTTCTCTAGACATGTTTTCTTTCTTTTCTCCATCCATGATCTATCTATACCTTTGTATTTTTGAGCACATGGGCCAGAGCAAAATTCTCTAGCGGACGATGGTACTGTTTGAAATATTATATTGCATGTTTTACATGTATTATCTACACGTATTCCTTTAGGTCTGGCCATATTATTTAGGTTTAAACGTTGTTACGTTGATAAATATATGAAAAATAAATTAATTCTACAAATATGTTATATTTATTAACAGATATTAAATAACTTAATTTAAAAAACATGCCAATATTAAATTCAAACGAGATATTCTTCACACCATTTGAGCCAAAACAATCCAACAGGTTCATACTAAGAATGAATAACATCCCTGCATTCTTGATCAAAGGTGTTAGTGCTGTATCTGCTACACAAACTCCTGTAGCTCTTAACCACATGAATGTTCAACGTTTCGTTAAAGGTAAAACC